GGCTCATACTTTCCACGACTTGCCCGCGCATCACACACCTTCCAGAGCAAATCCTCGCACAGCGATCCGACTCGCCAGGGATATTCGACACCCGTCACTGCATTTACTATGTAATGTCCTTGCACATTTGATGAAAAAGACCTCGGACGTTTTGTTCTTTTTTCGCCACCGCGTCCACCACCACCACCACCCACCGAACCAGCATCATCCCAATCATCGCCACCCGCATCTACCTTACTCAAATTTAGTCTACTCTTATTTCGGATGCCGCCACTTCCACTCGCACCCGCACCCGCACCCGCACCCTTCGAATTCTCTGTCAACATCACCATTTTAAATGCGTAACTGATATGTATATTTAACAAAAATTCTTTAAGCCATTTTTAAATATATTTTCAAGAATTACTTATTACGACAACTTCACTTGATTCATTCACCTTATTTTCAAGCTGACTAATGGTAAGATTCTTATCATCTAGTATCGCCTGTTGTTCATCGATAATCATTTTTAATCTTGTATTTTCTTTCAGTGCACTTCCGTAGAGCTCTTTCAAATTTTTAAACTGCTCTATTTGTTTCTGTTGTTTGCCCAATAGTTCAACAACTTCTGCGATACTAAGTTCGCGTTGTCCTTTCCCTTCTTCTTGAATTACTATTTTCAACTGCGACGGGTTATGATCTTGTTGCGCTTGTTGTCCCTGTTTCGCCTGAATATTTTTCATCATTTGTTTCTTCATCTCTTCAATTTCACCAATCTGTTTTAATACGTCGGGTTTTAATTTTATATCTCCTGGCTCATATGCAGCCAATTTATCTTCCAAATCTTCCGTGAAAAATTTAACAACTTTATCATCTTTTATAAAATCCTGCAATGTTTTTGAGCTATATTTTGCATATTGTCTATCAGGGTGACCTACTATGTCAATATTATCTAGTAGCTTCCTCTTGTCCATCGTATTGTGCGAATGTGAAAAAACCAAAATCGTTTTCATTGGATCCAACTGCACAAATGGTATTGTGTATCCTTTTAAAAATTCGCGTTCTTCGGCCAAACACGCATCATCGTTATACCTGGTTTGTTTCAATAATTGCCGCTTAAATGCAAATGTTCCTGCCGTAGCATGGTCCTTTCCATAGGGTCCAAATTGCACCATTCGTTTCCTATCATTAAAATAAGTATACATTTCACTTGAACCGGCACATAAGGCACGAGGATGCGTGGTAAGCATCTCTACTGCATGAGAAACGCGATCAGGTGGATAAAAATCGTCGTCATCCATATAAACGATAATATCACCCCTAGATTTATCATGCATCGTATTCCTTTTTTTACCAAGTGACATTTTCTTTTCAAATCTGAAATATTTCACATTTGGATGACTTTCTACCAAACCCTGAACAGAGTCCGTTCCGTCGTCTATGATAATCCACTCCATTCTATCCTTGGGATAATCTTGACTATCAAAGCACGAAATCATATGTTCAATAAATGGGCGACGATTAAATGTCGGTGTGCATACACTAACAAATGGTAATGTGTCATGTTCTTGCTTACTTAAAGGATTTGATTTGTTGTTATCCCATTTATTTTTATTATTTTTTGTCATTTTATTACTTTTTGTTATTTTTATTAATTATTAATATTATATTTTTAATAACATTTTATCCTTAATAACATTTTATCCTTAATAACATTCTATCCTTAATATTATTAAACTATTTTTTGTTGTAGTAACATAATACTCTATTATTTTTTATCATCAGAACCTTTCGTCCACTGCATTATGATACTAGCTACAACTATAAACATTATACCTGCACCACCTGCTGAACCCAGGTCCTCATAACCATAGAAACATATTAAAAGATAAAAAACAAATAACATATACGTTTTGAGACTATTAAAAATCTCACCCCATTTGGATGTATCATTTTTATTAGCACTAATCCATGGATAAAGAAAGAATATGTAAAATGTTTGAATTCCCATATATATTCCACACCCCATCGCTATAAACATTCCAATAGTAAAACTGAATACCATACCCCACCAAATATGTTTTTGTATAATTCCATATGTAAAAGTAGTAACAATGGTCCACATGGCTATCGCTGGAATAAGAAAATTCAATGCAATATATGGAAATAATATAAATGCAATAGCTTTTCTTGGAAAATTATCTTTCATATCTTTCCATGAATCCTCATTATCCTTTAAATTTATATCTACGACACCGACAATTGCCAATAAATTTCGTATTATTCTTCTTCCACCTTTTCCGAGGCCACCATAAACTGCTTCAAATAAATATTGAACTAATGCTTCAAAAAAATCTGATTTGTATGTACCTGTTAGATTATTTGATTCTCCCGTTTTTGACAACCAAAGAAAATATGTTGTATCCTTTTGTCTACGTTGTATGACTGATTTACTTTCTCCTCGTTTGTCGGTATCTATAGATCTACCATCTCCTAATTCATACGGAAATCCATAGCTCCAAAACGACTTTGAATCGGGGTCATTTGTGTATGGAAGTTTATATTCCTCAATAGGAAGAATATAATCCAAATTATCTTTTGACTCAGTGCTTAAATATAAGTAGTTTGTTGCCAAAAACCCCCAAACATATGCAATAAAAACACACATTAATGCATGTAAAAAAAATATAATAAATTTATCTGAGTTAAGTTGTTCTTTTGCAGACTTTTCAGTATTTGTTTCAGTTTTACTTGTTGGACTTTTTTTATCCGATGAACTAAAAACATTTGACATTGGGTCTTTTTCTTTTTCAGTTTTTTTAGGTTTATCTTTACTATCGCTGTCATTATTTTTACTTGCAAATGGATTCATACTTAAACCTTCGATTATTACTTTATCGTCTGTAGTTTTATCATTTTTATCATTTTCTGTGTCATCCCCTTTATCTTTATTTTTTTTTGATTTTTTTGTTAGTTTATCAATATTTGATTTTGTAGATTTAAAATATGTTGTTGACATATAATATGTATTTGTAATATATATATATTATAACATTTTATATTATTGAACCTAAATGTTATAATAATCGATCAAAACATATTATAAGCAAATTTATACATACTACCTCGCATACATCAAACCAACATTTCCTGACATAAAGGTAACAACGTTAAAACGCTCTTCTAAAATAACCAGATTGTAGTTATATTCGTAGATGCGCCACATTGGTTTATTCACACCGATTGGAATTGGTGTGCCGGTAACAGGGTCGACTGCGCCGTCACAAATTGTCAAGAATTGCGCATTCGGATTGTTTTTAGGATAATATGTAGTAAATTCAAACTGCACATTCGAAAACTTGCTTGTATTCATCGCACCCGATGGTTGCAAATTGAAAGGGTCTGTATCAATGCAAAAATTGTAACAATATAAGCCGTCTGGTGCATTCCCTTTTGTCCGTACATATTTTTCAATATAGTTATATACACCAGCATCTAGTGTATTCTCACGATATTTCCCATCCAAAAGAATGGACAAGTTCATCAATATGTTACGTTGATTTTCGACATTAAATGCTGGGGTAATAAATAACGGGTTTGCTCCACTCGTTATAGGATTATATCCTGGTGCAAAACCTGTGTTATATGGTGGTAAACCACAACCAAATGAAGTAATTCCCACATTATCCGCGCTCGCTTGTATTGGGGTTGCTGGAGCAGATATAACATTATGGGGCAAATAGTTATAAGGCCAGTTTGTATAATTGCTCCACTGGTTGCGCAGGTTAATATCACTACGCTGAAAAAAGAACATCCAACTACTAACCATTCCAAGTGTATTTTCAAGCCATACACGCTGCGTCCCCGTTACGTTTTCGAAATTCCATTCATATGCCGACTTGATTAAATACTTTTGCTCATTTCGTGCAAATAAATTTGCCTCTTCGTTTGAGAGAAATCCATATGTGCTTATCAAATGTATGTCCGCATTCCAATCTGCCTGAGACGGATTTTGATACGTATCTCTATTCAGTGAAACGCTTGGGGGCGTTTGTAGAAAACGATACAATTGCATATATTCATTGGAATAATTGGGACGGACATAGGGATAGTTATTTATCACATCCATTACATCTCGTATCGTATAAAGATCTTGAATCGGACGCATTACAACATCTATCTTTAGCTGGTTATACTGGAGCGCGGTTAAGGGAAATGCCATTTTACTTGTCAGTGTAAACCACGCATTTATAGGAATATATAACTTACGACTTCGGATGGATGGCTCCGCGCCTTGTTGTAGCGTTGTATAATACGCATTCGGATAAGCATTTACGCGTCCATCGGAATTCCCAGGATCGGTTAATTCGGGAATATTTCCAGTCATTAGATTGTATAACTTTATCTTATCGTCGGTAAAATCACGTTGCACAAGTGCTAGTAAATATTTACCTGTTAATACTTGCAAAGTCTGTCCACCAACAGATATAATAACTTCTTTAATCATCTGTGTCCCTAAATTCTCAATCCATTTGAACTCGTATGGTGCCCAGTTTTCAGCACAATTACTTGGCGGCCATATTGGACTCCACACCGACGGCAACGTTACAACCAAATACGTATCCATTAATAAATCCGCGTATCGGGGTATATAGAATGTAAACGTAGAATCGGTAGATAATTTTAATGAAGATGTCCCGAAAAAGTCAAGTCTGTATTTTTGCATTCCAAAATTCGTATATTTGGCATAGGTTGATTTAAAAAATGTTTTTGTAGGGTTTCCATTTAATATTACGTTTTGATTTCCATAAGATACAAGATTTAGCAATCCGCCAGCCATTTATATAATATATATTTAATATATTTAATATATATTATAGTTATAATTATATAG